CCGTAGATTTTATCAACTAAACCTTCATCAACAGCGAGTTGGATCGGGACTTTGTGATGACTCCAATTCAATTTTCCTTTTAATACTTGGTCGATAAACTTATAATATAAGCAATTCTGTCCGTTGTGTGTGGATAATATCCGCAACGGGTATCCCCAAGTAATACATGGTCGTGCCGCTTTCCATAGCTCCATGGGTGACTTATGAAAGGCGAATTCATCAAGTACGACTTTTCCACCCTTTGAACGGAATCCTTTAGGGTTTGAAGAAAGTGCGTGAATTTTTGTACCATTGTTAAATTCAATTACAAATGCCTTTATATCTTTATCGTTATCAATAATTACTTCACCCAATGATTTTGCCGCTACGTTAAACAAGTGTGTCCATTGTTCGCAATAATCAATATATTCTCGTGCGGCAGATTCATCCGCAGATGAAAACCAAACGGCAGGAACACGTTTGTAAACGCAGTCTCTTACGTCTTCATAACTTTGTACATATGTCGCTCCTATTCTTCGGGATTTTTCCCAAATTTTTACTTTTGATTTATCGTTCAGCCATCTCAATTGATATGGCAGAAAAAATGATTTATTGTTCGTCTTCGTCATTTTCTGATTCTGTTTGTTGAGGGATTCCTAAAACATCCTGTTCAATTTGTGCAATTATGTCAGCAGTCAAGCCTTTAGGTTTATCTTGTGTCGGCTTTTTAATTAAATCTTCGTAGTCTTTGACTTTGGCAAATAAAGGAATTATTTTGCAAAAAGCATACATTCTCCCCGGATCAACTTTCTCTCCCATAGCCATATCCTCTTTTATTCCTTTTATTAGGTTACGAGCGAGTTCGTACAATTCCTCGTGAAATGACTGTTTTGATTTCAAAAATGCTTTTTGCTTGTATTCCCAATCTTCTTTAAGTTTCCATCTTGAAATAGTCTTTGTTGAAAGTCTTAATTTAGATGCAACTTCTTCTATGGTATTAAATTCATAAACATATAAGCGTTCTGCTTCGCTCATTAAAAATGCTTTATTACTCAAGTTCGGACTCCAAATTTTTAATTTTCTGTGAAACTTCAATTAATTCTGATTTGACATCGTTTAGTAATTTCATTGATGATAATGCTTTTTCGGTATCAAGTTTTGATACATCTTCATAGGGATTAAGCAACGAACGAATTATAAGAACATAGCCGGAGGCTTGAGTTCTTAATTCGCCAAGTTGCTTTTTAGATTCTGCGAGCATTCCTTTTAGTTGTAATCTTTCAGGATTCATTAATTAACCTCCCTTTTAAGTAATGGACACCATAAGTTGTTGTCGATTTTACTTTCAATTCGGGAAAGTAATGCCGCATGGTATTGGTTCGTTTCAAGTAAATCCTTTAAGATTTCAAAGTTGTTCTGAATAATCTTTTCAAATGCTTTTACTTGAGCCTGATGATAAATGTACCAGATAGCGAATATTAACGCAGGGAATCCTACATTCTCGATAAATGGTGATAAACTTTCAAAAATTTCCATAATGCTCCTTTGCTGTTGTAGAAAGAAAAGGGGTTGAAAGCGTTTTCCGCAAATCAACCATACAAATTAATTAAGGGGTTATGCACACAGTTTAACTTTATCTGCAAAGGATTTTCAAATGACAATGTCATAAAAAAATTTATGAAAATGTCATTTGAAAACGGTCTGAAACACCGATTATAGTGTGATTATAAAAAGTTTGTATTACTAAAAATTAAAGAAGGTTTATGAATGAAGTATTTTGAAGTTTTCAAAGCCGGCGTGTATCCGCAAGGCAAATTTACCAAAAAGCAGATTGCAGAAATTGCATCAAACTATGATCCAACATTCTGCGAAGCTCCTATTACAATCGACCATCAACAATCCGGCCCTGCATACGGTTGGGTTCAAGATGTAAAAGCAGAGAATGACAAGTTAAAAGTATGCTTTAAAGACGTGCCGGAAGAGTTCGAGCAAGAAGTTAACGCAGGGAAATATAAGAAAGTTTCCGTTGAGTTATACAGAAATCTTGAAGGCAAAGGTGCATATTTAAAAGCCGTTTCATTTTTAGGTGCGGCAATTCCTCAAGTCAAAGGATTGGAAGCAATTAAATTTATGGAAGCTGAATCAGATACATATGAGTTTGAATCAGATGAGTCTGAAGATGATGCAGATAAATTCTCACAAGAGGATATAGATGCACTCAAAAAACAAATTGATGATTTAGAAGATCAAGTTGCTAAATTTAAACAAAAAGACGAAAACCGTCAGCAAAAACTTGAAACCATTAAATCACTAAAAGAAAAAATCAATGCATTAACAAATGAAGTCGCATCTTTCAAAGAAAAAGCAGAAGGTAAAGATGCTATTGAACGTGAGTTGAACGAGATTAAAACATCTCTAAAAACAAAAGAGTTCAATGAATTTATTGATGCACAAATAACAAAGGGTATCCTCGTTCCTGCAAACAAAGACATTGTCCTTTCTGTATTACAGGAATTAGATAATGTGAAAAAGTTTGGCGAAGATTCACCAGTCATTGATGGCTTTAAATCTTTTATTGAATCTCTGCCAAACCAAATCACATACCAAGAACTTGCTACAAAAGAAAAGCAAGCAGACACAGAAAAAGAGACTGAAAAATTTGCAAACGCCGATGAGGATAGTTTGGAAATATTCAAAGAGGCAAAAGCACTTGCCGCTAAAGAACAGATCTCATTCAGAGATGCATTACTAAAGTTAAATATTTAAGGAGATCAAATGGGAAGACTTGAAGATTTACGCATCAATGCGTACCTTTCGGAAGTTGCTCGTGGTTACAAAAACAACGCTTTTGTCGCTGATGTATTGTTCCCGACCATCTATTCAGAGAAAGAAAAAATTGACATTTTTCAATTCAACAAGGAAGCTTTCAATATTTACGATACTGAAAGAGCTATTCGTGCGAATTCAAATGTTATTGCTCCGCAGGGTTTCACAAAACATACTGCAACATTAACAGAACACGACCTCTCTTATCCAATCGATTATCGTGAGGAACAGGAAGCTGAAAAAGTTAAATTGCAATTACACGCAACCAATGTTGTAACTAACGGTTTGCAATTAAAACACGAAAAAGAATGTGCGGATTTGGTTCAAAACCCAAGCAATTATGCAAGCACAAACAAGATAATATTATCAGGAAAGTCTTGTTTTAATTGGGGTGTTTCTGATCCTGTCGGTGTTGTTGAAGATGCAAAAAATGCAGTTTCATCTAAAATCGCACAAGATCCAAACACTATGGTTATAGGTCAAGAGGCTTGGTCAGCACTTAAAAGACACCCTCAATTAAAAGGTTTAATTTCAAATAACCTCAATAAATTAGTTTCTTTGGAACTATTAAAAGAGATTTTTGAAGTTGAAAACATTGTTGTTGGTAAATCAATATTCGCTGATGCAAACGGCAACTTCACTCGTATATGGCAAGATAATATCGTCTTGGCTTATGTTCCGAATTTAGGTGCATCAAGAACAGAATACGATCCGTCTTTTGCTTATACAGTAAGAAAGAAAGATGCCCTCAATATTGATGAATACAATAAAGAAGGTAATAAGGTTAAGTATATCAGAGCAACGGATATATATACACCGTTCTTGGTTGGTGCAGAAGCCGGCTATTTAATTTCAGGTGTAAATGATCCTAATTATGATAGAAACGAAGATTTAGAACTCTTGAAGACTGTTTATACAAAGAGTAAGGAGGAATCTAATGGCTAAATATAAAGTAAAGAACACAACAATTTTGCATGACGGAGTATCAAAAGGCGAAGGTTCAATTATTGAATTAACAGATAAACAAGCCGAAAAACTCGCTGATTACATTGAACTCATAAAGGATAAAGCACCTGCAAAACAGACAACAGAAAAAACAAAAACTAAAACAGAAACAAAAAAGCCTGAAGTAAAAACTGAAGGTGATGATAAAGACGGAGGTGAATCCAATGGCAAATAAATTATATCAACCTTTATTGATTGAATCCGTAAAAGCAACTGCAAATATAGAACAACACAGATTTATCGGTTTTGACGGTGCATACTGTGGAGCCGGTGAAAAAGCTCTCGGTGTTTCTGATGTTGCTATTGAAAGTGGTCAATATGCACCCGTTGCGGTTTTAGGAAATCTGCTTGTTGTTTCAGGCGGAACAATTTCTGCCGGTGATCCTGTTGCATCTGATGCAAATGGTAAAGCAGTAGTTGCGACTGGCGATGCGTTAGTTAACGGTTACGCTCAAGATTCGGTAACTGAAGGTCAAGAAGTTAGAGTTTTGAGAGGAATCTAATGGAATATTGCACGATCGAGGACATTGAAACACACATCTCTACCCCTACTCTTATACAGCTGACAAATGATGATGGTGGGGAAACTGTCGATCGTGAGGTGGCAACAGAAGCCATTGTCTATTCTTCTGCTATCATCGATGGGTATCTGCGTGGCAGATATACTCTGCCGTTGGATACCCATTTTCCTTTACTTCGTATCTTAGGCATAGATTTAAGTGTTTATCGTTTGTACGCAAGACGAATGGCTGATGAAATGCCTGAAGTTATAGAAAACGCATACAAGAATGCAATTGCCACTTTAAGAGATATTCAAAAAGGAATAATAACCCTGCAAGCAGAGAATGATTTACTTGAATCGTCAAGTTTCAATCCTGATGAGTACAAAACAAATAAGGACATTCTTGATAAATTATTCGGAAAGCAAAAATTAAGTGAATATTAGAACTGTTGAAAATGCCATTATTGAACAATTAAAACTCTCATTCCCTGAAATATTGGTCGAGGGTTTCCCGGATAAACCGAGTGAATTTATTTTATTACATCAAATAGGAGCGTTACTCGTTCATTATCAGGGAAGTAATTACACCTCAACACAGGCACTCGGATTTGTAACTCAAGTAAATCAAAAAGAATTTTCAATAACCATCGTTACAAGAAACCTCCGAAACAATAACGGAGCTTATGAATACCTCGATAATGTTAAAGCCGTTTTAAGCGGATTCAAGATAGATGAATGTACATCTCTCATCCCCACAAAAGATTATTTTATTTCGGAAAACAAAGGAATTTGGCAGTACGGAATTAATTTCACACTAAAAACTCAAAACATACAAGAACTATAACCCCATAAGGAGGATAAATATGCCTGCATCATTTTTACATGGCGTGGAAACAATAGAAATAACAAAAGGTGCAAGAACTATTCAAACCGTAAAAACTGCGGTCATTGGTATAATCGGAACTGCTCCGATAGATGAAGTTGATGCACAATATAGAACAATTAACGAACCGACTTTAATTCTTAATGAAACGGAAGCGGTCAGATATTTCGGAAATTCAAAACCCGGATTTACAATTCCTGATGCTCTCGATGCTATATTTGATCAGGGAGCAGGAATTGCAATTGTAATTAATGTATTTAATCCAACGGTACACGAATCTGTATCAGATGTTGCACTATCTGATATTATTGGCGGAATTGATGCACCAACGGGTAAAAGAAAAGGATTAAAAGCATTTGAAGATTGTTATTCATTATTTGGTTATTATCCAAAGACTATAATTGCTCCGACATATTGTGAAAATGCAAGTATAGTTTCGGAAATGAATGTAATCTGTAATAAAATCAGAGCGATCGGAATCGTTGATGCTCCTGTCGGCACAACAGTTCAAGAGGCAATAACAGGAAGAGGTTCACAGGGTACTATAAACTTTAATACATCTTCAGAACGTATTGTTCTTTGCTATCCGCATTTAAAAGTTTACGATACAGCAACGGATACAATAAAACTGCAACCATATTCTCAAAGGCTCGCAGGAGTTATTGCCGCTAAAGATATTGAGAAAGGTTATCATTGGTCACCATCTAATACTGAAATTAAAGGAATTGTTGGTGTTGAAAAGCAATTAACTTCAATGATTAACGATCCGACTTCGGAAGTTAATACGCTCAACGAAGCCGGAATTGTAACTGTATTTAATTCTTTTGGAACAGGATTCAGGACTTGGGGAAACAGATCAGCGGCATTTCCGTCATCTACTCTTCCGACTAATTTTATAAACGTCAGAAGAACCGCTGACATCCTGCACGAATCTGTTGAATATTCAATGTTGCAATTCATTGATTATCCGATAGACAACGGTTTAATCGATTCAATTTGTGAAACGGTTAACCAGTTTATTAGAACCTTAATCGGTAGAGGTGCATTGATTGATGGCAAATGTACCTTTAACCAAGATAAAAACCCAACAACGGAACTCGCTAACGGTCATCTGCTCTTCGATATCGAATTTATGCCTCCGACTCCTGCCGAACGCATTACCTTTGAATCGTTTATAGATATCGAATTGTTGAAATCGTTAGGAGCTTCTTAATGTATGCCATTGTTAATGACGAGGACAATTTGGAAGTTCACACAGATGAAAACGATAGTTGTTTCAATTGTAGAAACATATATAAATGTCCTCTAATTCAAGCCATCAGTAAGGAATATGTGATACTGCATTATTCAGAAATTGAAATCACAAAATGTGGTTTATTCAAACGCTAATTACTTAACCCAAAGGAAATATTATGTCGAAGATTGAGATTAACAAATTAACAAACGCTAATGTTTATTTAGACGGAGTGAATTTACTCGGTCGTGCCGAAGAAGTTCAACTTCCACAAATTAAGCACAAAATGGCAGAACACAAAGCACTCGGTATGGTTGGCTCTGCTGAATTTTTTGCCGGCATCGATAAGATGGAGTGCAAAATTAAGTGGAATGCTTTGTATCCTAATGTTTTAAAGACTTGTTCAAATCCGTTTACTGCCGCAATGATTCAGGTCAGAGCATCACTTGAAACATATAACGGAGCAGGAAGAATATCCGAAGTCCCTGCAACAGCATTTATAATCGGAACTTTTAAGGAATTTCCGCTCGGTAATATAAAACCTCAAGAAAATGCCGAATACGAAACAACGATGTCTGTTACTTATGCAAAACTAATCGTTGATAAACAAGAAGTCTTTGAAATTGATGTCCTGCAAAACATCTACAAAGTAAGTTCAATTGATGTTTTATCCAAGTTCAGAAAAAATATAGGTGCATAGTGGAAGATTCCGTTCTTAAACAAAAAGGTATAAAAAAAGGGATTACGGAGGAAATTGCCACTCGCAAACGTGCATTGAATTTTTATTCTTTGGCAAACATCCTCCCCGATCCTGATATTGTCTTAAAAAAGCAGGGTAAAGATATCCGAATTTATAAGGAATTACTCTGTGATCCGCACGTCTTTGCATGTACTCAATCTCGCAAAGCCGGTGTTTTATCAATGGATTGGGAAATAAACAGAGGTCTTGATAAAGATCAAAACGCAGAAGATATTGAAAATCTATTAAAAAAGTTAGACATACAAAAACTTATGTCAGACATTTTAGATGCGACTCAGTTTGGTTTTCAGCCATTGGAAATTATATGGAAAAAAGATAAATCAGGTCACATAATGCCTGAAAGAGTTG